CCGCCGCCAACAACCGTCACACGGAAATACTCAACTCCTTCCGGCAACGTCCAATCATAATCCTTTTCGTAATATGTGTTGTTTTCAAAAACCCTGCGGTTCAAGAAGCCAACTGCGTCAGTCGTGTTAATCACGCCATTTGCGTCAACCTCCAAGCCCTTGCCGATTTGAACAATGCCGGGAGATGCAGTCGTCGCAATCGCAGGCGTAACAACACCCTTGTTCACGTTAAGATTGTCACCCGCAATCATCAGACCAAGGTTTGACTTGTCAGCCGTCTTAACGCTGATGACGCCCTTGCTATCTACGTCGATGTTGCCGCCAACTTGAACAACGCCAAGCTTCTTGCCCGTTGCATAGCCAATTGCATCAACAAGCGAACCAAATGCAACGCTAACAACTTCGCCAACGACATTAGTAACAAATGGCAGGAAGCCTGCTTTGATATTCGGGCCATTGGTGAAGGCCAAGTCATAGTCAAGGCTATCGTTAGAAATGCCGAGACGATACTTGCCGGTCTTATCGAGGATCGTAACCTGACCGCCGAATGTTACCTCTTCGCCAGTTGGCTTGCCATTCTCATCCATCGTTGGCTGAACGCCGCCAAGAACGAGATTGCCGTTACGGTTTTCAGCCGTATAGCTTGGAATGATCTTGCCAGTGTCATCATACTGAACGACCGCAAATGGACGGCCAGTAAATGGCTTGCCGGAGATCAGTCCGCTTGGCGACACCGTGAAATTGTCATCCGGCATAATGCCGCCGACAACACCGTCAGCCGCAATAGATGGCGGGTAGACATCAGGCTTGCCAACAATTTCTGTCCAATATGGCGCCGCAGACTCTGTGCCTAATGTGCCATCTTCTTGGATTGTCAGACCATTGCCCACCTTGATCGCGCCGAGCGTAAATGGAGAGGCAATCGGAATATCAATCGCAGCCGCATTGATCGTGCCATCTGGATCAATCGAGATATTCGTGCCGGACTTGACGCCACCAACAACAGATGAAGACGCAATAACAGGCGGGAAATATTCCGGCTTGTCCGTGACCTCATCCCAAGCAGGAGGCGTCGTGCGAACAGAAATTTCGCCAGCCTCAGTGATCGAAACACCGGGACCAGCAATCACACCGCCAAGCGTGTCATTCGTTGCAATCGCAACCGGGAACACCGCAGGCTTATCAAGAACCTCATTCCAGTAAGGCGCAGCCTGCACAGTGTTAATCGTGCCGTCTGCCTCGATATTGATACCAGCGCCTTCCTTAACGCCGCCAAGCTGTTTGTCAGATGCAATCGGAGGCGTGAACGTGGCAGGCTTGCCAGTAATGTCGTTCCATGTCGGAGCCGCGCTGCTTACGCTGATAACGCCAGAGCCGTCGATATTAACGCCCGTTCCAGCAATAACACCACCCAATGCAGACTTCGTTGCAGGAGCCACAGGGAATGTTGCAGGCTTGCCAGTGACCTCTGCCCATGTTGGTGCCGTTGCTTGCGCTGACAATGTGCCATCGGGCTGAACATTCAAACCAGCGCCGACCTTAAACCCGCCAAGCTGATCTACGCCACCGATAGCAACAGGGAATGTTGAAGGCTTGTTAGTGATCGCTGTCCAATCAACTGAACCACCACCGCCATTGGCGCTTAATACGCCGCCAGTAACCGTCAGGCCGCTACCGATAGACGTAAATGGCTTGTTGGTGATGTTGCTCCAATCGGTACCGAGCGAGCCTGTCGCTGAAATTGTGCCGTCAGAAGCAATCGTAATGTTGGTGCCTTGCTTTACACCACCCAATGTCGCGCCATTAGCAGGCGTAGGCGTGAATGTCGTTGGTTTATTCGTAATTGCAGACCAATCAACCGATCCGCCGCCGCCCGTAACATTCAATGCGCCGCCCGTGACGGTCAAACCGGTGCCGATCGTGTCAAAAGGCTTGCCAGTAACATTTGCCCAGGCAGAACCAAGCGTTCCTGTAGCGCTGATTGTACCGTCAACATCAATTGTGATGTTTGTACCGGCTTTAACAGTGCCGAGCGTGCTATTATTCTTGCCTGGAGCGCCAATATCGTCGCCGTTTAACACGACAGTTGGTCCAGGCTTGCCATTTACGGTCGTAACGGTCGCATTCGGTTGAGGACCGGCTACATTTTTGACTTCGTCGGACATTTAGAGCTCCAAATTGCAAGAAATCTGCAAAAAACGCGGTTATTTTCGATCAGTAAGTGACATTGCCGGTCTGTACGAACGTCGCGCGGAGCGATCCGTTACCGGAATTGAGAAGAATTCGTGCAAAAACGGGTGGCGGATAAACCTGCGCTTGCTGGTTTGTCGAAGCATTCACCACATTTGCGTCAGATGAATCGAACCAAACGACATTTGCTGAGTCTATTGGCGCAACAGGGTCGTTCGGGTCGTCAAATGTTTGCTGCAAGGTGTAATTTACTGTGCCGTTGACGATGATTTGGACGTTGACGTCTCCAACTGTCCATTGATCAAGGCGTACCCATTGCGAAGATGTGCCAGCCGGTGAATTCGCAGGGATGGAAATGTGTATCGGCTGCATAAATATCTCCGTGGATAAGATCGCGGGTGGATTGGAGCCCACCCGCACTCGCTATGCGAGCATCGCTGTCATCGAGCAGCGATTAGTAGTGAGACTGTTTTCCGCGAGGCGTACCAGAAGCAGCCGCAGAGAACACAGCACCGCCTGACTTGCGTGCAGGACGATCCGCGCGCGCAGCGGCTTTGCCGCCTTCGCATTTCATTTCCTTTTTGGAAACTTTACCGCCAGCTTTCTTTTTCACTTTGCCACCCTTTTTGAATGACTCTTCCTTGGACTCAGCTTCAGGAAAGTGATCTTTGCCTTTGTATTCACCCATGATCGTAATCCTTATTCAACGAAGTTAAGCGCCTGCGCATACGTGACGGAGATGTACCCAACGCCTATGCCGGAAGCAGCGCTCTTGGCGTAAACCTGCAAGTCGTTTGGCCCTGTATTCAGCCAAACCATCGCGCATATGTCCGTGCTAGCATTGATCTGCGTAACACCCGCAGCACAGATGCCATCAGTCACAAGTTCATTCGCAGCCGCTGTCACGCCAAGTGATAACTGAGATGCAAAGTCAGTCTCAGCATAAGAACTGATGGCGACGATTGTGCTGTTTGCTGGAATGACAATGTTGATTGCTTGAGCAACGCCAGTTTCAGTGATCTTGGCGACTTGCGTAAGCGTAGCATAACCGCGATTTGATACATCTACACCGACTGTTACGCCTGACGTATCACGGATGCTTCCTGCCGTGATCGGGCCAGAGAAGTGGGTTCTAGGCATTATAAACCTCCTGTGCGAGGGTTGGCCGCGCAGTCTGCACAGCGTCAGCCCGGACTGTCTGTGCGGCTAAATCCCGGGAATATTGAAGACGGGAGCATGAAATCAGAGGCTCCCGCCGTGTTTCTTAGACAGGGAAAGATCCCCAGATACTACGAAAATTGTAATACCCGAACGAATACCGCTCATATCCCTTCACTAAGAGATTATCTGAGACGAAATCGACACTCATGTCAGTTTCGAACTTTACGCGCTCCATGTACGACAGGCCGTCGATGTTGGTGAGCAAGAACCAAGCTGATGGTGACGTTAGGAAGTCTGCCGTCATGAATCCTTCTGGCAAACCACCTGCGGTCTCGACGATCGCGTTGACGTCGTTGTCCGCTGTGCCTGGGCGCAATTGCGTCTTCAAAAGACGAATAGCAGTTGGCTCAAGTGCAGGTGGAACGATCAAGCGACGACCGCGCGCAAACACCTTCAGGCCAGCCTGATCACGGAAGCCCGTACGGATGCCGATCATTGCGTTAAGCAATGTTGCTTCGTTGAGCTGAACGTCCGTTGCAGGACGGTTAGCAACAACGCCACCGTCGATCGGATGGTTGAACGAGCAAAGAGCCTGGCCGTCACCGCCAACCGCTGGGTTATAAACCGTTGCAGTGTTGAGCAAGTTTGCGCCATAGATCTCTTTCGTTTGCGCGAAAGATTCCATCAGGCCCAGGTTGGATGGAGCGAACTGACTCTTGTAGAGGTTATCGTCCACAGCCTTGCGCGTTATACTGTAGCCCAAAGCCAGTTCCGTATGCTCTTGATTATATACGAAACGCTCACCTGACGCATTGTCGAACGCTGTCTGACCGCCTTCGTTTTTCAACTGAGCGAGACCGAGGTAACGCATTTCAGCGGTACGCTCGACAGCCATTTTCGAGTCATGCTTGGTGAAGATCTTGTCGTACTGACTTGGGATCTGCTCGTACTTTCCTTCAATGCCGCGAAGGCCAGGAAGGAGCAGGTCTTTAATCTGCGAGAGATTAATTGACATGTTTCATTCTCCCCTTACGCGATGCCGGTCACAGCGCCGTTATTGCGCGTGATGACGTTGTTGAAGGCGACGATCACGCGGTTGTACGGTGTCGTCGGATCGGTGCCAGGCGCTCCGGGTGGGAACGTGTCGAGAGCAACGATGCGGAAAGGAAGAGTCGCAGCCGAACCTACGTTCTCAACATAAGCGCCGGACGTACCGGTGTTCACGTTGCCAACGCCAGCATTGAACTGGATGTTCTGACCGATCTTCGAAGCGTCAATTGCTGTCGCGCCAGCCTGTACGAGGAACTGCGCATTCGGATCGTTGATGAGGTAAGCCTCAACATCGCCGTTAGCGTCAGAGCCCGGCCAATAGCGGGACCAAACAGTGTGCTTCTGGCTGACAGAAAGATATTTGCAGCCAATGAAGATGCCAGCGATCGTGTCTGTGCCTGGCGTGCCTTGCTTAATGTAGCCATTAGCAGGCGTCACGAAGTCAACGACGTCGCCGTAGAAGATTGGAGTTGTATTGTTTGCAGCAATGCGCGCAACGACTTGCTCATAAGTCGGTGACGAACCGGTGCCGCGATATTGTAGGAACCCAAACGGCGTATTCAAGTTCGCCATGACGGATTCTCCCTATTACGGAAGACTCAGTCATCACACAGCGGGGCGAATCCTGTAGCCTAATGATAGAGCCGACAGTGCAGCTCTGGGTTTAACGCCTCACAGCGGGGAGGCGCGACAGCATTTAGCTCGTTGAAAATTATTATTAGTCCACCGAGCTGTAAAGAGCGGCAACGATGCCGCCCTTCATGTCGAATCCGATATCAATCTGGAATCGGTATCGGCGCATAACCCTTCTTAATTCGTGGCTTCGCTTGCGCATGGTCGCGCGGCAATGTGCCATCAGGCGTACCGGCAATTGCTTGCTCTTTCCAGCGTACCTGATCACGAGCGGCTTTCAGCTCTGCCTGGGTGTACTCGTCGTAGATCTCGCGCGGAATGCGCATGAGGATCGAGCCTTTCAGCATAATGGCCTCGCCATCGTAATCGCGTGGCATCATTTCTGGATGCTCTTCGAGCGGTACAGGCTGCCACCCACGCGCCTCAACGGACATCATGTTTGTTACCTGGCGCTGTTCATAGACGGACCAGGTACACCACTGATATTTCCAGCCTGGCTTCTCAATATGAGAGACGTCGAATTCGTCTTCGCTTGCATGGAACTTTAGCCCATGATCGCGGAGCTCTTGCGCGCGTCGTTTAGCCGATGCAAGCGAATCTTCTTCGCGCAATGGCGGACGCGCTGGCCCCGCTTGTTTTGGCGCGACGTTTTCATCGCTTTCGTGACGGCGCTTGAGCACCACCTTGATCTTGTCTTCTTCGCTCATTAGCTCGCCCTTTTCTTGTCGCGCATTTTGTTCGCGTAATATTGCTCATCAGTGAGGCCGGATATCTTTGCGATCTCACGCTCCTCTGCCGACAGCGTGATCGTACCTCTACGCTGACCGCCCCTGGAAACAGGCGCAGATGGCGGGGATACAGATCGACGCGCCTGGGGAGCCGATGCGCTCGACATTGGTCCAT